GCTGAGTTTGGGCACTTAATTTCGACCAAGCCATAATCACCCACCAAGCCATCAGGCGATGCGCCTGCGCCTTCAATCGTCGGATGTGGCACAAAGCCGCATTCGTCAACCATCAGGCCCGTGGTGACTTCATAAGCAGCCCTGGCGAACGGCTCTTGTTCCGTGCCCCACTGCATTGACGCATTGGTGTAACTTTCCTGCCTTTGATTGGTCAAAATTTCAATGACAAGTTGTGCCATCAAATTGTCGCGGCTGGCGGCATAACCCGTTTTGGTTGTTGCCATCAGGTCGGCAACACGGCTGGCTGTGACCTTGCCAAGACGGGCAGCAAACCATTCGTCTGTGCGCTGCTCATCCATTTGTAGCCCTTTCCTTTTCTTCTTTTTCGCGCATTGCGCGGGCCTGCCTTGCCTTTTTTGCTTCCACAACTTTGCTAATCCAATGCGGATCACCTTTGCAAGCCTCATATGCCAGCTTGTAGGCTGCGCTCATTTCTTCGCTGTTGGCGCTGTCGTTGATATCGGCAATGTGCGCGGCCATCGTTGCGGCGCTTACGTCACTGGATGGCTTGACGGCGGCATTCCCGTCATCATCCTCGGGCGCAATGCCGCAGGCAGTCATAAGGCTGTAGCGGCGGGCATAGGTCAATGCGGAGCCATAGCCCTGGGGGTCTTGTTTTGCCGCAGGGACATGCAATTGCCCGCTGTAGATGGTTTCGCCTGATTCGTGAACAAACATCGTCTGCACAATTACGCCATCGTTGCATTCGACGTTTTGCTGCATCAACGCAATCCCGTGCTTGTTCAGTGCATCAATCACAGCTTCCACACAAGACGCAAGATCAGCATACCGGCCACCCTTGCCATTGCGCTGGAAAGCGGGATTGATGGCAGACTTAAGCGCGGGGCCAAACTCTTTTTGAGCTTTGACAAACGCGGCTGCAATGTTGCTTCCAATCATTGTTTGTCCTTTTGCAACGCCTCAAGTTGGTCAACCGTGTATTGCAGCAGTGCCGACAATTCACGAATCTTTGCGGTCAATGCGCCAACTTGCCAAGCAAGCCGGTCGGCGGCATCGCCATCGCGGTAATGAATGCCAGCACTTTTTTCGATGCTGGCAATGATTGCTTCAGGATTAATTTGCATTTGATTTCCTTTCAACGTATTTCGCAAGAAGCCATCTGTCACCCAATATCCGCACTTGGCGAATCCATTTCCGCTGATTAGCTCGATTGATTTCCCGAGTCACCAGCGAGCTATTCCATAGTTGGCGCACATGGCGCAACATCTTAATTTTCATTCTTTAGTCCATTCCATTGAGCGCAATTTGTATTCAGCATCTACGGGAAGCAAAGGTTCAGCACAATCAGGAATTACGGGGTCATCAAAATTGCGGCTTACGTTTGGCCCTCGCGGTAAATTTTTTCCTGCTGGAGCGCACAAAATTACTGACCCATCTTCCAGTGGTGTTGCAACAAGATAATGAAATCCGTCACGATCTAAAACGCACCCATAAACACCCAAACACTTTTCTAGCGACCATTGCCAAATTTCTAGCAGTTCGCCACATTCGGCAAACTCAGCAATTGCTTGCTTGCCCCTGATGGTGTTTTTCTTGGGCTTGACAACCCACAAAGCCAATTCATAACGGGGCACTGTGAACCCGTGCATTTGCACTTGTGACAAATACGCAAGCCCGTCAATGTGTGGCCCTCGACGCACAAGAGCAGTGCAGCCGTATTTGTCCATCAAGGCTTTTTTGGCTTTCATTGCATCATCACGAGCAATTTTGTGTTTTGCCAATGCATCGCGGCAATAGTCTGCCGGGAGCAGGTAATAGTTCCGCATCATGTTGACCACCAATGAACAAGCGCGGCGGCAAGGGCTACGCCAATGACGATTGCAAGGGCCAAATCGGCCCATGTAGGCGTTTGGGGCTTGGTGGTGTAGTGTTGTCTCATATCGTGTCCTAAAACGGGGCTGGAGGAAGTTTGGCGCGGTCTTGTTCTTCGCGCTGACGTTGCTGGCGGGCGTGTTCTTGGATTTGCTTACGAGTCCAAGGCACAGGCCCGCCCGGAGGCGGGAAAGGCCAACTCATGTTAGTAGGTGAAGAAGCCAGAGACTGCGCCGACATAACCGCCTGCACATGATTGACGGCGAAACAGTTCGCTGTAGTCCATTGCGCCTGTCCAGCGGTTCCATGCTGGGACATAAAAAACAACGTAACGAGCCGGTTTTTTGTCCGTGTCAAAAATTGCACCGGCACGGATGGAGGCTTGTTCAAGAGCCTTGACGGCGGCTTGTTCGGTAGCGTAGTTTTTGCAGGGCTGCTTGTTGGTGGCGCGGTATTCTTCAATGCGCTCGATCAGGTTTGCGACGATGTTCATGATGGTTCCTCGGTAAAGACCCCGTGCGATGTGCTAGGGCATGGGCTGGATGTTAAGTCAGATTAACAAGGCAGTTCAAGCCCCTTTTTAATGACCCTAAAGATCACTCAACAATTAAGCGCACTGTAAACCCAGCTAAACTTAACAGATGCAAAGAATGACCAAACAAGACGGCATTGCCATCGCGGGATCGGCTGCAAAGCTGGCCCGTCTGCTGGGCGTGAGCCGTGCGGCTGTGACCCAATGGGGCGAATGGATGCCGCCCTACAGGGCGTTTCAGTTGCGAGAAAAAATGCCCGACAAATACGATCAACATTGCAAGGGGCAAAAAACCGATGTATGATGGCGGCGTCTGGAGTGGCATCCAGGCGATGGAACAACTAGACCCCCGCAGGTTTCTGTGTGGTCTTGATAGGTAGCAAGCGTGACCTTTGGTTGTTCCAATCGCTTCGCTGCTGCTCTGCCAAGAGCCAAGACCACAGAGAGACTTTCGGGGGTTTTTGCTTTTTGGCCCAGACCGTCAGGGCGCGTAAGCTGATGGGCCTGCATGGGCTGCACCCAAAGAACACCGACAGGGCGATACACCCCGTACCTGCCGACCAGCGTTGATTGACCGACTGGTAAAGCACAAGGGACATGGTGGGACAAGACCTTGTGTATAAGTGAATCAATCCGTCAAGCGCACTTGGGCTGATGAGACTGCACATAGACGACAGACCAGATGACAGACCGGATAGCAGATCGAAAGCTGGAGCGGGGGGATATGCTATCCACCCTTGGGGAACCTATGGACAAAAGGAAAGCAATGTTTGAATCGGGATTTGATAGATTCTGGGCAGCATGGCCCAAGCATCCAAGAAAAGGCGGCAAGGCTGCTTGTTTGGCAAAGTGGGCAAAGACGTATTGCGAGACACAAGCCGACCAGATCATTAAGCATGTGGAGTGGATGAAAACAACGGAGCAGTGGAGAAAAGACAACGGCGCTTTTATTCCTGCTCCGTTGGTCTATCTGAATCAACAACGCTGGGACGGGGCCGAAATTCCCGAAATGAAAAAGCCCGTCACGATGGAACAAGAATATCAACGGCGCATTGCGAACACGGTTCCCATGCCTGACCACATCCGGGAAAAGCTGGCACAGATCAGGCGCGGCGCATGACGCATGAGCAAGCCCAAAAAATCCTTGATCGAGTCAGGGACGGCGAAAGCTACTCAAGAGCCATCATCGACGCAGCTTTATGGCTCACAGGCGACCTTGATGCACATGAAGCAATGCGAGGCGAGGGAATGGATCAAACGCTACCGGGACAAAGCGCGGCAGGTTGGTGCAGAGCAAGCGAATCAATGGTGGCGCAAGCAAATTTCGGATATCGAGCGCATCCGTGGGCTGGACGCGGCCATTGAATTGCGAAACCTGATGAATTTGGAACGCAAGAAATGACGTTTATGCTGCATTTCCACATTGACGGCGACCCAGTGCCCAAGGGCAGGCCAAAGTTTTCAAACCGTGCGGGGTTCATGCGTACATACACCCCGAAAAAAACCGTTGATTACGAATTGCAGGTCAAGGCAGCGGCGCAGGAAGCAATGGGAGCCACAGAAGTGCTAGAAACGCCTGTGGGCGTTTATCTGTACATCAGGCTACCAATCCCTCAAAGCCATAGCAAGAAGCGCAAGGAAGCCTGTTTAAGCGGCCAAGAAAAGCCAATTAAAAAGCCCGACATTGACAATTTGGCAAAAAGCATTTTGGATGGCATCAATGGGGTGATTTGGAAGGACGACAGCCAGATTGTGAGCCTGCACATTACAAAGGTTTACGCTAGCGGCACAGGCGTTGATGTGCTTATAAAAGAAGAATTGGAATGAATGTTTTTGATTGGAAAAACAACAAGAGCCAAATTTCGTTAAAAGACCTAGAAACATCAAGGAGGCTGAGCTACCAAGCAACAAGACAAGCAAACCTAAAACGGCTGCAAAACATTGAGCCAAGCCCATCGGCAAGTTTTCGCGCACCTCAGCATGTGATTGCCAATCCGGTCAGCATGACGGTGGACATTCCCGAAATGACAACCTACAAGATACGAAAGCGAAAAAAATGAAGATTGATAAGAACATTCCTGTTCCTCAAAGATTTCCGTTTGCCCAGATGGAAATAAACGACAGTTTTGAAATTCCTAAAGAAGTTCATCGGCAAACCGTGTCAACGTCTGCAAACCGATATGCACAAAAGACCGGCAAAAAGTTCATTACAAGAGTAATGCCCGACAAAACCATTAGATGCTGGCGGGTGTCATGAGCATCGAAGCAATGCGTCAGGCGCTGGAGGCGTTGGAAATTGAGCAGGGGGCGCATGCATATCTGCAACTTGGCAAAGCCGAGCACATCGAAGAAGCCATCACCGCCCTCCGCACCGCCATCGAGCAGGCTGAGAAGCAAGAGCCGGTGGCGTGGGCCAACATCAACAAGCACGGAGACATTACGCACACCAACAACAAACGAATGCCTTGGTCTAAGACGCCCCTCTACACCACCCCACCAGAAGCACAGAAGGAGCATAAACAGATGAACGGTAAACAGTCGCCAGCACCGTGGAATACACCTGCAACATCTGTGCAGGAGCCGGTGGCGTGGCAGGGTGTGTACGACAAGACCGACCTGTACTACCGCAAGCCGGTACAGGGCGATGTACGCCCTCTCTACACCACCTCACCCGCAGCACCTGTGCAGGAGCCGTACTGCTACCACGACGGAAGAAACATTGTGGACAAACAGTTTGCAAGCCACTCCGACGTTTTTCCGCTTTACACCACCCCATCCTCGGCACAGCGCCAGCCGCTGACGGAGGAGGAAGTCTTGCGTTTGTGGGCTGGGGACGTATCACGCCCGGTGCTTGGCAAAAACAAAGTGCTGGCATTTGCCCGCGCCATCGAAGCCGCGCACGGCATAGGAGAGAAGAAATGACTTTTGACGAATGGTTTGTCAAATACCCTTTGCCCGCTGAAATCGACACGATGGACGACACTGACCGTGAGCAATGGACATGGGCGCTGCGGTCGGCTTACAAGACTGGCGCAGCATCAACTCGTGAATGGGTTGGGCTGACGGAACCTGAACTGCATGAAATTAACCCAACATGGCCCGCGCCAAATGAGCATTGGAAATATCAAGATGTGTTGGAGTTTGTTCGTGCAATTGAAGCCAAACTCAAGGAGAAGAACACATGACCCGCGACGACATCATCCGCATGGCGTGGGAGGCTGGGTTTGAGTGGAATGGCGAAACGATTGCTTTTGATGGTATATGGTGCGACGAAGAAGTTGAACTCTTCGCCGCCCTTGTCGCCGCAGCCGAGCGCAACAAACTGGCCGCATGGATGATGGCGCGGGGCTACGCCACCGGCCACGGCGACAGCATAGAAGATTTGCTGCAAGAGCTTGATTGGCAGATTGCCGAGAATTGGACGATGGGCATGGTCAATGGCGTGGAATCCGAACGCGAGGCGTGTGCGAAGGTGTGTGATGCATATTCAGCAACTGAAAACATAGGCGAATTTGATAGAGGCTGGATATCTTGTGCAAAAAATTCTGCCGCCACAATTCGAGCAAGGGGCAAGTATGATTTGCAAGCATGAGGAAATTGCTACTTTTTACCCTGTAGAGGGTGAACGTTTTCCGGTTATGTGGGCTTGTAAAAAATGTTGGCAAAAGTTTGTTCCAATGGAGCAAATGCTTAAAGAAGTAGCAGATGAACAGAATCGTTGTTGCGAAATTGTTTTTGGGCAGTGCGACAGCGACAACGTAGCGCAGCGAACAGTTGATGCAATTAAGGACAAAACATGTCAAAAGACGAAATTATTGGGGCTTTAAAGCAAGCACAAGACGCACTGCACATGGCAACACTGCCATTTCCGATTGATGAGGTCAAAACCCGCAGGGCATTGGAAGCGGTTAGCAAAGTGCTGGATGTGATAGCACCCGATCAAATGCTGTTTGATGATTGGCACATGAAATGACCCCAGAGCATCACGCGGAACAAATCCGGGCCAAGGCTCCGGAATACGGCAAAGCCAAGGCAAGGCGTGTTTACCTGGAAGAATTTAGGCGAAGCAAAAAAGCCCTGTTGATGAAAGAAGCGTTAAAGCTGAAAATTGAAGCAGCAAACGCACAAGAGCGCGAAGCATTGGCAAATCCGGAATATGAAGAATTACTAAAGGGGCTTGCGGCTGCGGTTCAAATTGAGGAAACGCTCAAATGGGAATTGGAAAGCCATCGGCTAGACATTGAGATTTGGCGCACCAAGGAAGCAACAAACAGAATGCAAGACAGGTCGCACAAATGAAATGTCCAATTTGTGGTGCCTGGGTATCAGTAGAAGAAACAAGGCAGCAACCCGACAACACAACAAAAAGGCGTTATGAATGCGGGAATCATCACCGTTTTACAACGCAAGAAACGATAATCAAATTAATCAAACCGAAAAATGCTAAACAAACTGACGGCAAATGAGCGTTTGCATTTGGCCTGGGTAAAAGAGCAGCCGTGCGGATTGTGTGGGCAGGCAGGCCCGTCTGACGCGCATCACATCATCCAGCATCGTCAATATTTGTGCATCCCGTTATGCAAGGATTGCCATCAGGGGGCATTTAATGGCATACATGGTGAGCAAAGAATGTGGAAGGTAAAAAAAGCCACAGAATGGGAAGTGCTTAACGATACAATTAAAAGGCTTGTAAGCTACCAAAGCGTTAAAGGTGGCGCAGCGGTTTTGTAGTCCGAAGGAGTGGGTTCGATTCCTACTGGCAGCACCAATTAAGGGGTAATCAAATGGTTCGTTTTGTCGCAAGCATCGAGCAGCCTGTCGATCCAGTGATGGACTTCATCATGTGCAGTTTGTCGGCTGTGACCGATACGCACATCATGCATTGGACGACAGACCGCTACAGCCAGCATCAGGCATTGGGCGATTTCTACGATGGCCTGAGCGACCTAATTGATGAGTGGGCCGAGGCATTCATGGGCAAGGCTGGAGTGTTGACCAAGTTCCCAACCCAATGCAGCATTATGGATGGCGACCCTATCGTGTACTTGCGGGCCTATCTTGTTAAGGTTGAAACCTACAGGCGCATGGCTGGATTCCCACAAGATACAGCACTGCAAAACATTGTGGATGAGATCGTGGCATTAGCTCAGACCACACTGTATAAGCTGACCCGCCTAAACTGATGCCTTATGCACCGTTTAACACGCGGTGTTCCGAGTTGGGATGCAATGAGCCGCGATCCAAGCTAAACAGCTTCTGTTTGTCGCATGGGGGCAAGGAATACACGGTCAAGGAATCGGACAGCCACTATAAAACCCCAGCATGGAAAAGCATCAGGAAGCGCCAGCTAAGCATTAACCCGTTATGCCAAGGCTGCATGAGCCAAGGCAAGATATCAGCAGCCCAACACGTTGACCATGTTTTCCCGTGGCGACAGATAGGGCAACACGCATTCCTGCACAACATCTTCCAGAGCCTATGCCCTGAGTGCCATAGCCACAAGACGGGCCAGGAAAGGCGGGGGGTCTATTTGTTTTTTGGGCCCGATAAGGTCGAGCAACTGACCGAACACGATTACCGCACACGGGTGGCGGTCTAAAATAATTTTAGAAACTAAAAAAATAACGGTTTGCTATGCAG